GTCTGAGAACTGCTGAGACTGCTGGTTTAGGCTGCGGTCTACGAGGCGATCTTGGACTGCCATAGATACATCTGCGCGTCGGTCATCATAGGCACGGTTGGCAACTGCTTCAGCTACGCCTGCGCGGCTGGAGTTCATGTTGCCGCTGCCAGATGCGTTGAGGTCAATGCTGGTCAACGTGTTCTCTTGTAGGTTCCGGCGATCATCTCGCATCGCAGCATTCACAAGGTCGTTGGAGTTGTTTGCTGCGTAGTCTGTTGCAACACCTAAGCGATCAGCCTGTGCCGCTTGGGACATGTCTTGGAACTGGCCGTACATAGCTTGGCTGTTGTTACCAAAGTTGCCGTTAGCACCCATCATCTGGTTGCCAGAGTTCATCATGTTTGTGCCATATGCACCCATAGTGTTGGCTGTGCCAGTCTGGAAGCCATTGGGGCCAGCGAGGGTTTGACCACCGTAGGCACCTGCGCCCAATACGCCATCTAGAGCGCCGGATGCGCCTTCTAGGTTAGCGTCCACGTAGGGCTCATATTGCCGGAAGCCTAGCTGTGATGCTTCTGTGGCCTTGTCCTGACTCTTTCGGGTTTGATTAGCGCCATAGGCACCTACTGCTGCGGAGCCAAGTGTTGCTACTGCGATCCATACCATGACGGAATCCTATCTGTTGGTTTTAATCTGTTTGCTTGTGGTGGTGGAGACCACTGAGGAAGTGGTGGAGACCTGTAAGGTTTGGCTCCTCTAAGCCCATAGCTTCGTAGCTGGGGCTGATGACCTCTTCCTCGACTGCCGCAAGGTTTGCTTCTTCGGTCTCTTTGGTGAGGTGTACACACACAAGTGTACTGTCCTCTTCGATGTAGAAAGCCCGCTTTACTCCAGCAGGGGAAACAAAAGAAAGTGGGCCCTTGAGGCGCTTAGTTCCACCATCCTCAGACACGACAAGCATCGTTCCACTCATTAGAAACGTGAGGTGGGGTTTCTTATGTAGCTTTCCTACAACCACCATTCCAGCAGGCATGAACAACTCGCGTGAGTATGTTGAGCACCCGTAGTCATCGTCAGTTGGTGTAAATAGGTGCTTGAGGGCTGTCTGGTCTTCATTGTTGGTGACTGCGCCTGTGGCAAAGCCATGAAGAAGTAGCCCTTCAAGTTCCATTATGGAGGTGCGTATCTGTAGATCATTATTCATACGGCCACCCAAGCGGAGCCATTGTAAACGACAAGACCTGTGAAGCCGTTTCCCAATGGGTTCCACGGGGACACAGCATAGCGAACCATGCCCTTGCGTAGGCCACCCGTTGGCTCTCGGTCAGACACTTGAATACTGGCGTCTGCCAATGAGCGTATTGATGCCTCAACCTCACGGAGTTCATCTTGCAGATATGCAGTAAGGGACTCTGGGTTAAGCGTTGGTGTCTGGCGTCTCACATATCGAGACACCAGCACATTCAGTTTATCGGATAAGGACATAGCTACTGATCACCTTCGACCAGTAACCACCACCTCTGCATCCACGCCCGAAAGCGCAAAGTCTTTAGCAGTGTCACTCGTCAGTTTGTATGAAAGATAACGTCCCGACATACGGGTATCCACCTTGTAGTCCGTAAGGGCATTAAAGGAGACTTCTACACCGTAGTTGGGCGTGGCGTTGGGGGTATCGGCAGCAACAAAGGTAAAGTCAAAGGCACCATCAGAGTTCACTGTGGATAGCTGGGGGTAAAGACGTGTGATTACCTTGTAGCCAACTAGAGGTATGCCAATGTCATCCAAGTCTAGACCCACGCGCTCCAGTAGGAACGGTGTGGTAACTGTGGTGTCCACAGCCTGCGATAGTGACCCACGGTCAATAAGGTCTACACCATATACTTTAGAACTAGAGACACCGCCGCCTGCCTTTGAAACAACAAGATTGTGCTGTTCGTATGGACTCTCTTGGTCGTGGTACGAGCCACCTACGTTGTCATATGTCTGCGTGGCAGAAGCATATGTTTCCACTGAGTCTACGTTTGATAGCGCAGATGAAACTACGTTGGGTAGGTCTTGGAAGGTCCAAGTGTCCGACTTGTAGTTATACACGGCAGCACGGTTACATGCGTCACCATCTGCATACACGGCCATATCGTCGCCAGTGTGGTAGCAAAAGTACAACTCCTCCAGATCGCTGTTGTGAAACACAAAGCAGACATTAGTCTTGGAGTTGTCGAGGCCGCTGTAGATGTAGTCGCGCACACGGCCATCACATATGGATTGGCGGCTGTTACCGTCAGTTACATAGATGTCGTCACGGTCAAACACGTAGTGCTTACCTTCAACTTCAGTGATGCAGTTCTGGTTGATTACACCTGCATCGTCAAAGACCTTGCGGAAGTTGAAGATGAACGTGCCACCAACGAACTCCATCATCCAAACCTGATCCTGTGAGTACACAAGGAAGTTAGGTCCAAGGGTGGCACCATCAACAATAGGTGTCTTCATCTGCACAAGGTCGTTGAAGCCTGCACTGTTGGTGAGGTCAGTCTCATCCCAAGTCGTTGGGACACTGTTAGCCACCACGGGGTCTGAGAAGCGCACACGGTTTGGATAGCCCACACCAGCCTCAACTGTGCCCAGCGCTAACAAGAAGTCACCGTAGGACCGCAGAACCGTGGTCGTGTAGCCTGACGGCCAGTTAGCCAAGGCTGTAAAGGAGGTGGCTGTAGGGCCGCGAGATACTGGGGCACTGTCAGCCCGGTTGACATACACAACGTCAGCCAAGGTAGTGGCAGTAACATTGGATGCACTGGATGATAACGATGAGTTATAACGCTGGGTGAAGGTGCCATTGGATAGCTCATAGATGTCGAAAGTATCATCCACCACCAACACCGTATCGTATCCTGTAAGTGCCGTGATGCCGTAGGAGAACTTAGGGGTGAACGACAGGGCCCCTGATACTCCACGAAATATGGGGCCCCTAGTTACTTTGCCTTCGGTAAACCGAACGTTCTTAGCGCGGGTATAGGCGTTAGGTGGTAGGTTGTAGGGGTCAACATCAGTGACCACGCCCACAGACCCAAGTCCACGGATTGGTAAATTAGGCATGGCCTATCCTTCTATTTCATACACGATGAAGACAACACCGTTACCACCAGAACCACTAGTATGTGTTCCACGGGCCGCACCACCAGAACCAGCGCCGAACGTGGCATCCAGAGAGTCTCCAGTAACCGAGCCTGCTGTGGCATCTAGAGTTGTATTGGCAGCGCTAAGTACGGCGGCTTGTGAGCGACCTAGCTGGTATGTAGAAAGATAGGTTGGCCAAGTCCCGTTATCACTAACCTTTGCACCGTCAGAAGCCTGAGAGTTTCCTGTGTTGGCACTCGTCCCTGACTTATCGTCGATGACTGGGCAACCTCCGCCAGAAGCACTTGATGCTTCAGTTCCTGAGTGGTTAGAATGGGCTGACCCTGAGTTGCCTCCGGTTTTATTTAGTGCGTTACCGCCAGAACCAGCACCGCCAATAGCGCCAGCACTGAAGTTACTATCTGTACCAGTGTTTGATGTCTCAGAAGCCCGGCCCCCCTGTCCACCTGCGCAAGACATTGTCAGGCTGGACCCTGTAAACGTAGTTGCAGTTCCGTCGTTCCCAACCAGATGATGGTCATATGAGCTTTGGACCCCTGCACCACCAACACCGATGACGACTGTCGTGCTTCCAGCAGCACCCGCCGCAATCTTAGAGTAGGAATATCCGCCCGCAGCGCCACCTGACGCCGAGCAGTTGCCTGCCGCGTTAAATAGTCCGGATGAAGTATCTGGCTCAGATGACCCACCAGACCCGCCTGCACCAAAGACGAATATGTGAATATAGGTGGCCAAGTTTGCCTTTGGCGTCCACGTTTGACTGGAAGTCAAGGTTTCCAAAACGAGGAACTGTTTGCCACGTAGGTTGTCCATAGAAATTGCACCAGACGATGGTACTCCAGCCCCAAGGGCATAGTATTCGCTGAGACTAATAGCTCCAGTGCCGCCAAACTCATCCTCCACATTCTGGAGGCTAATAGTTCCTGTAGGTGTGGTCATGCTTAGGCACTCCCAAATGCAGTGACGTTACCTTCGACAGTTAGGTTGCCAGAGGCGTCAAGCTTCATACGGTTTGTACCATTGTAGGCAAACTTGAGGTTGGTGCCTGACTGCGTGACAGTCCAGTTTGCACCAATGCCAACGGTTCCCGTGAAGTCAGGGCTGGCCAGAGGCGCTTTAGCATTTAGCTGCGCTTGGATACCTGATGTAACACCATCGAGTCTGTCGTATTCAGTAGCGGTAACACCAGTGGCACGTAATGCTGTGGTATAGTTTAGGTCAGCTGCGGTGGCTGTAAGCCCGCCCAGTGCGTTAAGTTCTGCTGTGGTGGCTGTCAGTCCCGCAAGCTTACTGAGCTCACTGTGGGTGGCTGTAATTGCCCCCGTGACTGAGGGGAACGTGGCCTTAATGGTTGCCTTGAGAAGGCGAATGTGGTCGTCAGCTTGCGCGAGACCGTCAGTGGACGCAGGGTTCGAAGGAACCAAATCGTCAATGTGCGTACCAGTTTCTAGAGCCATCTAAGGTTCCTTTCTTATGTTTTCTGTGAGTGGCCCCCGCGTCTAAAGGCCTGACAACAACAACAACAACGCCGGGCTTTACCCCAGTTTTTGAAGTCGAGATGCCACAAGAGGTACTGGGGGGTCGTTTTTGGCTAGGGAACCTAAAATTCCTATTGATCTTCAGCTAACCCACTGTAATCGCTGGTAAACTTCTGACAGGGATATAGCATCCCACGCGCTAGGGGGGTGGGGTATGCATGTGCGCATCCGTAGACATTAGGCTTCCCCGGCTGCAAAATTTGTCAGGCCGACGGCGTATAATCTTCAACACGGATTGGGCCTTAGTCAACCAACAGCAAACCCCGGCTAACTACCAGCAACGTAAGGCAACTACCAGCAACGTAAGGCAACCGTCATTTACTAAAGTGACACCAACTGC